TATACATGTCCAAAACAAAAGAGCTTACCACGAAACAGTCATCGTTTCTTGAAAACTTAGTAGTGTGTAACGGCGATACAAGAAAGGCAGGAGAACTTGCAGGCTATTCAGCCGCTTCAGTTCCAAGCGTTGTAAAGAGTTTAAAGACCGAAATACTAGACATGGCTGAAGGCATACTCGCACAGAGCGCCCCCAAAGCCGCTTTAAAGCTCGTAGACATTATGGATAGTGCTGATCCTATACCACAAGCTAACATACGCATACAGGCCGCACAGACCATTCTAGATCGCGTAGGACTAGGCAAGACAGACCGACTTGATGTAACAGTAAATACTGGTGGTGGTTTATTTATTCTTCCGGCAAAAAACGAGACAGTTATTGAAGGTGTTTATGCAGAGGAGAACTAGTAGCACTATTCCTTTTGGTTATGCTATCAACGAAGCTAACCCAGAGTTTGTAGTAGAGATACCCGAAGAACTAGAAGCTTTAAACAAAGTTCTTCCTATGGTTAAGGACAGTGCTATTTCTTTGCGTGAAGGAGCTATGTGGCTTGAACACATTACAGGTCGTAAAGTTTCACACACAGGTTTAAAGAAAATAGCCGACAAGCATGGATAAAGATTGGGATATTAATCCCGACAGCTATGTTAAAGATGAAGAAGGAAACTTCATACTTAAAGTAGACGGAACTCCACGCAAGAAAGCAGGTAGAGCTAAAGGCTCAAAAGGACGAGGCTATACTTACCACTCGCAAACTAAAGCGAAGATGGATGCCAAAAAATCAGTAAGAGAAAAAAAACAAAAAGTTAAAAGCCGCTCAAGCTAAAGTAGACAATTATAAGAAGTCAATTACAAAAACTAAAAAGACTTTAAATAAACTAGAAGGCAAAGATGCCTCCAACGTCATAGAAGACGTAGAACTAAAACTAGTTCCTCCTTCTTTAGCAACCGAAGCTCAAGAGGAAGTAATCTTTAAAGCCAATGAAGGCCCACAAGAAAACTTTCTTGCCGCAGGTGAAACAGATGTCCTGTATGGTGGAGCCGCAGGTGGCGGTAAGTCTTATGCGATGTTAGTAGACCCACTGCGATACGCACATAGGTCAGCCCACAGAGGTTTAATACTTAGACGCTCAATGCCAGAACTAAGAGAGCTAATAGATAAAAGCCGTGAGTTGTACCCTAAAGCCTTCCAAGGCTGTAAGTATCGTGAAGTAGAAAAGCTATGGACATTTCCTAGCGGCGCTAAGATAGAGTTTGGATTCTTGGAACGAGATGCAGATGTTTATCGTTATCAGGGACAAGCATATAGTTGGATAGGGTTTGATGAAATTACACACTTGCCCACAGAATTCGCTTGGAACTACCTAGCTTCTCGTCTAAGGACGACTGATCCAGACATAGTACCCTACATGCGGTGTACAGCAAACCCCGGCGGTGTGGGCGCTACGTGGGTTAAAAAGCGATATATAGACCCTATACCACCCAACGAGTCCTTTGAAGGCGCTGATGGACTAACAAGAAAATTTATACCTGCCAGATTGCAGGATAATCCTTTTCTTGCTTCTGATGGCAGATACGAAAGAATGTTAAAGGCTTTGCCGCCTACACAGCGACAACAGCTTTTAGAAGGGAATTGGGATGTTTCAGAAGGTGCGGCATTCACGGAGTTCACTCCAGTACTCCATGTTGTTACACCTTTTGAAATCCCAATAAACTGGGAAAGAGTCAAGGGGATTGACTACGGCTATGCTTCTGAAAGTGCATGTGTGTGGGGAACAATAGATCCAGAAGACGGAACACTAATTATCTACAGAGAACTGTACAAAAAAGGTTTACTAGGTACAGAGTTAGCAGAGATGTTAACAAATATGGAAGTAGAAGACCCATTCTCAGTTGCAGGTGTGCTTGATACAGCGTGTTGGAGTCGAACAGGCACTACAGGCCCAACAGTTGGAGAAACGCTCTTACGCGCAGGACACAAGCTTAGAAGAGCAGATAAAAACAGAGTTCAAGGAAAGATTCAAATCCACGAATACTTGAAAGTAACGCAAAGCGGTAGGCCACGATTACAAATATTTAATACATGCCCGAACCTGATACGCGAACTTCAAAGTATTCCTCTGGATAAGAGTAACCCCGAAGACGTAAATACTCATGCGCCCGATCATGCTTATGATGCCTTACGTTATTTAATAATGTCTAGACCTAGAATCAATGATCCATTGAGTCAGATGCGACAAATACAAAGAGAACAAGTATTTAGACCTGTTGATTCTACGTTTGGATATTAAATAGGAAAAACCTTTAATGGCAGATGATAATTTTTTTGAAAGTGCAGATAATATTTACCTATCAGAAGTAGAAGGCGAGAAAGGTTTGAGCTTAGAGCTTGAGCCTGATTTACGTTCTATACTTGTTGGTTTAATTGAAGATCGTTTTGCAAGTGCTGAAACAGCACGAGAGTCAGATGAAAGACGATGGATGCAAGCCTACCACAATTTCCGTGGTTTATACCCCAAGCACGTTAAGTTTAGAGAGTCTGAAAAATCTAAAGTCTTTATCAAAGTAACAAAGACTAAAGTACTTGCGGCCTTTGGACAACTAGTAGATGTAATCTTTGGAACAGGTAAATTTCCAGTAGGCGTAAGAGAAACACATATCCCCGAAGGAATTTCTAAGTATGTACACCTTGACAATACGCCAAGTATTGAAACATCCGAAGCCCCAGAAGGCATGTCAAGCCCTACAGAAGAACCAGAAAATCCGTTTGATGTTGGATACGTAGGAGATGGTAAAGTATTAAAAGCAGGAGCTACAATGTCAGGCTCCGAAGGTTTATTTGAAAACAAAGTAGAAAGATCAAAATTAAACTTTGTTGATGGCCCTTCTCCTAATCCTCAAATGCTTGAAATGTCTCCTGCTAAAGAAGCCGCAAGAAAAATGCAGGAGCTTATCCACGATCAAATTGAAGAATCTAATGGCTCTAGTGAGCTACGTAATGCGCTTTTTGAATCCACCCTTTTTGGAACAGGTATCGTAAAAGGCCCATTCAACTTTAATAAAACATTAAGTAGATGGACTGTTGATGAAGAAACGGGTGAAAGGGATTATAACCCTGTGTCTGTTCGTGTTCCACGTATTGAGTTTGTTAGCATTTGGGATTTCTTTCCTGACCCCAACGCTACCACTATAGAAGAATGTGAATATACTTTCCACAGACACAAATTAAACCGCTCACAAATGAGAGCTTTAGCGAAGTTACCATACTTCAATAAAGATCAAATTCGTGAGTGCTTATCAATGGGGCCTAACTACGAAGAAAGAGATTACGAAACTGAACTAAAAGATGATCAAAGAACAGAAGATTATGGTTCAGAGAAGTTTGAAGTTTTAGAGTACTGGGGAATTATGGACGCAGAACATGCCAGAGAAGTAGGCATGGAATTACCAGAGGATGTAGACGATTTAGATGAAGTACAAATTAATGCTTGGGTTAGTAATGGTAAGCTTTTGCGTGGTGTTGTTAACCCATTTACCCCGTACCGCCTTCCATATAATGCCTTCCCATACGAAAGGAATCCGTATAGTTTCTTTGGAATCGGAGTCGCTGAAAACATGGACGATTCCCAACAGATAATGAATGGTCATGCACGTATGGCAATTGATAACCTTGCGCTATCAGGCTCTTTAGTATTTGATGTAGACGAATCTGCACTTGTTGGCGGTCAAAGTATGGAAATTTACCCCGGCAAAGTCTTTAGAAGACAAGCAGGTCAAGCAGGTCAAAGCATTTATGGCATGAAGTTTCCTAATACTTCTCAAGAGAATATGATGATGTTCGACAAGTTCCGACAGCTTGCAGACGAACAAACAGGAATACCTAGTTACTCGCACGGTCAAACAGGCGTACAAAGCATGACACGTACAGCATCAGGTATGTCAATGCTTTTAGGTGCGGCAAGTTTAAATATTAAAACGGTTGTCAAAAACTTAGATGACTTTTTACTCAAGCCTTTAGGCCAAGCATACTATCAATGGAACATGCAGTTCTTTGAAGGCAAGCTAGGTACAGAAGGTGATTTAGAAATACATGCTATGGGTACTAATAGCTTAATGCAAAAAGAAGTACGTAGTCAGCGATTGACAATGTTCCTTCAAACTGCACAGAACCCTGCGATTGCACCGTTTGTTAAAATATCTAAAATTGTCAGTGAGCTTGCTTATAGTCTTGATCTTGATCCAGATGAAATCTTAAATGATCCAGAAGAAGCGGCAATCATGGCACAAATAATAGGAGCGCAAAATGTTGGACAAGCAGATGGCAATCAAGCTGTCGCCCCTGACGAGCAACAAGGAGCTATGGGAGGCGTTCAAGGAGCATCTCAACAACCTCAAGACCTTGGAGTTACAGGCACTGGTGGTGGCAACATCGGAACTGGAAATGTTCCGCAAGCAGGGGAAAGTGAGTTCTCTGGTTAATCTAGAGCAACTAAAAGAACAAATAGCAGAAGCTAAAAACAGAACAGAGGATTAATGACATGCCATACGGTAAAGGTACATACGGAAGCAAAGTAGGACGACCACCTAAAAAGAAAGAAAAAGAAAAATATATGGGTGGAGGACATTCAATGCTTAGTCGTTATGACGATGGTGGCATGGCTACGCCAAAAGTAACAGAAAAAGAAAAAGAAATGTATGGTGAAGATGCAG